GGGAGGAAGCCACAGAAGAGCAAAGGAACTTAGAAGCTGAAGTACTTAACAGTTATTCTTTGCCTGTGATGGATATGGAGGGCTAAAATGGCCACCAATAAATATTTTAATAATTTTGCCTATGCTAGGGAACAAGATCTAGTAGAAGACTTAACTATAGAATCAATTAAGATCTATGGTCATAATGTAAAGTACTTACCTAAAACAGTATCAGGAATAGATCATTTATTTGGAGAAGATAAACTTCTTAAATATGAAACTGCAGCTGATGTAGAAATGTATATTAAGAATGTAGAAGGTTTTGAAGGTGAAGGTGAGTTTATGAGCAAGTTCGGTGTACAATTAAATGACCAACTAACTCTCACAGTAGCAAGAAAAAGATTTGATCAAATAAGAACAGAGAAATTATCTACAGAAGTAGGTTATAATTACTTACAAGAATCAGCAAATACAGATGCACCATCAAGACAATTTTTAACTGGTAATAGTCATACAGATAGTATTATTTTAGAAACTGGTACTACAGGAGTAAACAACTATAGTATAACATCTGAAAGACCACAAGAAGGTGATTTAGTTTTTTTTCCATTAGTTAATAAAATATTTGAAATTAAGTATGTAGAACATGAAGATATATTTTATCAAACTGGTAGATTACAGAGCTATGATCTTAGATGTGAACTATTCAAATACAGTAGTGAGCAAATCAGAACTGGTAATACTGATATTGATTCTATTGAAACAGCTGGTACATTAGATACATTATTATATCAATTATTATTAGAGGATGGTGATAAACTTCTTGAAGAAGAAGGCGATTCATTAGTACAAGAGTATCAATTATTTACTCAAGATGCTGGTGCTAATAATTCATTCTTCCAATCTGAAGGTGAAAGTATAATAGACTTTAGTGAAAGAAATCCATTCTCGGAAGTAGATAGGTTCTAATGTTTGGACATCAGTATTATAATCAGATCATAAGAAGATATGTTGTAATGTTTGGTACGTTGTTTAACGATATTGTAGTACAAAGATTTAACACTGCTGGAGCCAGAATACAAGCTATAAAGGTTCCTATAGCATATGGACCAAAAGAAAAGTTTTTAGCAAGAGTAGAACAAAATCCAGACTTACAAAAAAAGTCTAGTGTTAGTTTACCGAGGATAGGTTTTGAAATGGTTGGTATGCAATATATGCCTGAAAGAAAGTTAAGTAGTACACAAAGAAGAGTTCAAGTTCAAGGTACAGCTAATTCTAATAATGATATAAAAACTGTATTTACTCCAGTGCCATATGACTTTAATTTTAATTTAAGTGTATTTGTAAAAAATGCTGATGATGGTATACAAATATTAGAACAAATATTACCATTTTTTACACCTGATTGGACAACTACTTTAAAGATAATTCCAGAGATGGATATTACACATGATATTCCAACAGTACTTACAAGTGTAACTACAGAAGATACTTATGAAGGTGATTTTGAAACAAGAAGAACATTAATATATAATCTTGATTTTTTAGTTAAAGGTTATATCTATGGACCAGTTAAAAAATCTGGTCTTATTAAAAGAACATTTATTGACTTTATTGATGGTACAGGACCAGGTGATGGAATTAAACTTGAGACAATCAAGATAACACCAGGACTTCAAGCTAATGGTCAACCTACTGGTAATACTGAAAATAGTATTCCAATAGATAATATTAGTGCAAATGATAACTTTGGGTTCTGTATTGATTATGAAATAAATCTAAGTGGAGAAGAATAATGAGTACTAAGTTTGAAAAGAATATGGAAGATATATTTGATTTACCTGAAAAGATAGAACAAACAAAAGATTTAAAACCTGTTGACAATAAAGATGAAACAGTGGACAATGATTTTAAATATGCAAGAGAGAACCTTTATAATATTATTGAAAGAGGTTCTGATGCATTGAATACTTTAGTTGATGTAGCTAATCAATCACAACATCCTAGAGCATTTGAAGTTGTAGGTCAACTTGTTAAAACATTAAGTGATACAAATAAAGATTTACTGGAGTTACAAAAGAAAGTAAAAATAATAAAGAAAGATATTCCAGATCAACCTCAGAATGTTACCAATGCATTGTTTGTTGGTAATACAAGTGAACTTCAAAAAATGATTAATAAGAGAAATAATGAATGAGAATTATCTTGGTAATCCAAATCTAAAAAGATCTAATGTAAATATAAACTATACTAAAGAACAGCTTGAAGAATATATCAAGTGTGCTAAGGATCCAATTTATTTTATTGAAGAATACATTCAGATTGTAAATGTAGATAAAGGTTTAGTACCATTTAAACTATACAACTTTCAAGACGAAATGATTAATGCATTTCAAAAAGAAAGATTTGTAATTAATAAACTTCCTAGACAATCAGGTAAAAGTACAACTGTAACAGCTTATATGTTATGGTTAATATTATTTCATGATACACAAAGTATAGCTATACTTGCTAACAAAGGTTCTTTAGCAAGAGATTTATTAGGAAAGATACAATTGGCTTATGAACATTTACCAAAATGGTTACAACAAGGTATAGTTGTATGGAATAAAGGTAATATAGAATTAGAGAATGGATCCAAAATACTTGCTAGTGCAACAAGTAGTAGTGCAATAAGGGGTGGATCTTACAATTTAATATTCTTAGATGAGTTTGCATTTGTTAGTAATAATATTGCACAGAACTTTTTTGCTTCAGTTTATCCTACTATATCTTCTGGTGAAACCACAAAAGTTATTATTGTAAGTACACCAAATGGATTGAATCATTTCTATAAGTTATGGTCTGATTCAGTAGATAAAAAGAATCAATATAAACCTATTGAAGTTACTTGGAATCAAATACCAGGTAGAGATGAGAAGTGGAAAAAAGAAACTATAAGCAATACTAGTGAAGAACAATTCAGACAAGAGTTTGAATGTGAGTTTATAGGATCAATGAATACTTTAATCAATGCAAGTAAATTAAGAAACTTAGGTTTTGAATACCCATTGAAAAAATTAGGAAACTTTGTATGTTATGAAGAAGCAAAGAAAGATCACATATATGTTATGGTTGTTGATACTGCTAGAGGTGTTGGTTTAGATTATAGTGCATTTATTGTGTTTGATGTAACTGAACTACCATATAAAGTAGTAGGAACATTTAAAGATAAACATATTTCTCCAATGTTATATCCCACCACTTTACATAACATAGGTCAACATTATAACGAAGCATATATGTTAGTTGAAACTAATGACATAGGTCAACAAGTAGTTGATATACTGCATAATGATCTTGTTTATGAAAATTTAATGGTTACAGTTCATAAAGGTAGAGCTGGTCAACAAATAAGTAGTGGTTTTGGAGGAGGATCAAGAACAATAGGTGTTAAAACAACTAAACAAGTAAAAAGGATAGGATGTAGTAATCTCAAAGATCTTGTTGAAAATGATAAGTTAATGATAAGAGACTTTGATTTATTAGCTGAATTATCTTCATTTGTTGGTAAAGGATCTAGTTATGAAGCTGAAGAAGGAACACATGATGACTTAGCAATGTGTACAGTTTTATTTTCTTGGATAGTTAAACAAGACTATTTCAAAGAGATCACTGATATAGATATTAGAGAAAGACTATATAAAGAACAAGAAAAAATGATTGAAGAAAATATGTTACCAGTTGGTTTCAAAGACGACGGAGTAACAGATAATGAACCACAGTTACTTGATAATCCAACTGACAGATGGGTTATGCAAAAGACTGATGATTATTCATAGTTTGCAAAAATTATAAATAATTACAAATTCATAATAAACTGTATTAAGTAGGAGTAAGTAAAATGGGATTTCAAGTTTCACCAGGTGTTAATGTATCAGAGATTGATCTAACTACCATAGTTCCTGCCGTTTCAACAACAGAAGCAGGATTCGCTGCCCATTTAAGATGGGGGCCTGCAGAACAAAGAGTTTTAATAACTAATGAAGACGATCTAGTAAACAATTTCCAAAAACCATTAACAAGTAACACAGCCACAGACTTTTTTGTAGCTTCTAACTTTCTTGCATATGGAAATGCGTTATTCATTTCAAGAGTTATTAATACAAGTACTTCTGGTGGCACGGCATTAAATTCAACCGTTTCAAACAATGCGGTTGCATCAACAGTCATCAAGAATGAAGATGACTATGACGAAAATTTTAGTAATGGTATTTCTGGAATAGGTGCATGGGTTGCAAAATTTCCAGGAGAGTTAGGAAATAGTTTAAAAGTATCTGTATGTCCAAGCTCAAATGCATTTGAGTCAACAATTACTGGTAACATAACAGTTACAGATGGATCCAAAACAGTAACAGGTGTTACTACAGAAGCTAATGGAGCAGGTGTTGCTGCATCAGCTTTTTCAACTGAATTAAAAGTTGGTGATATCTTACTATTAGGTCCAGATAAACAAGAAAGAAAAATTGCAAGTATTGCAAATAATAGTTCACTAACATTAGAATCCAAATACTTAGGTAATACAGTATCAGCATTTAGTACAGCAGCTACACACAACGCTTCAGTATCTACTCCAACTAGAAGATGGGAGTTTTTCAATAATGTTGATAGAGCTCCAACAACATCAGCTTATGCTAATACAGCTGGAGGTTCAGGTGATGAACTTCATGTAGTTGTTGCAGATGAAGATGGTGAATGGACAGGTAATAAAAACCAAGTTCTTGAAGTATTTGAAAATTTAAGTGTTGCATCTGATGCTAAAAATGAAGATGGTTCAGTTAATTTTTATAAAGAAGTATTAAATCAAAGATCAGCATACATTTTCTGGGCTGCTCATGACTTTAAAACAAATGCTGGTAATAAAGCAAAAAACACTACATTTAGTGGTGATCCTTTACCAGATACTAAAAGTCTAATAAACGGAAGAGATGGAGCAACTCCAACAAATGCTGATTATATCAACGGTTACAATAAGTTCAAAAGTGCTGAAGATATTGATGTATCATTCTTATTAGGTGGTGCACAAAATCAAACAGTTATTGAACATATTATTGGAAATATCTGTGAATCAAGAAAAGATTGTTTATTAACTCTGTCTCCAGAAAGAGCTGATGTTGTAAACAATAGCAGTTTCTCAGGTAAAGAAGCTATTGATACAGTTGCATTTAGAGATACTCTTACTTCGACCTCTTATGCAGTTATGGATAGTGGTTGGAAATATCAATATGATAAATTCAATGACTTACAAAGATATGTTCCAGCTAATGGAGACACTGCTGGTATCATGGTAAGATCCGATATTGCTAGAGACCCTTGGTATTCACCAGCTGGTTTCAATAGAGGTATCTTAAAGAATGTTAACAAGTTAGCATTCAATCCAAATAAAGCTGAGAGAGATCTATTATATAAAAACGGTGTAAATCCAATTACAACTTTCCCAGGTGAAGGAACAGTTTTATTTGGTGATAAAACACTTCTAGCTAAACCAAGTGCATTTGACAGAATTAATGTAAGAAGACTATTCATTGTTCTTGAAAAAGCAATTGCAACAGCTGCTAAATTTACATTATTCGAATTCAATGATGCATTTACAAGAGCTCAGTTTGTACAACTAGTTGAGCCATTCTTGAGAGATGTTCAAGGTAGAAGAGGTATCTTTGACTTTAGAGTAGTTTGTGATGAAACAAACAATACTCCAGAAGTTATTGATTCAAATAGATTTATTGGCGATATCTTTATCAAGCCAGCAAGAGCTATTAACTTCATCCAATTGAACTTCATTGCAGTGAGAACTGGTGTAGAATTTAGTGAAGTAGTTGGTCAGTTTGGTTAATATGAATATAAATACTAGTAGGAGAAAATAAATGGCGTTCAACATTAACTTATTTGCAGGTGCTCTAAAACTAGGTGGTGCTAGAACTTCGTTATTTCAAGTGAATATTACCAACCCAGCCAACGGAGCTGCTGATATCCAAGTACCTTTCTTAGCGAGAGCTGCTCAGATTCCAGCTGCAACAATTGCACCTTTAGATGTTCCATATTTTGGAAGACAATTAAGACTAGCAGGAAACAGAACTTTTGCTGATTGGACAGCAACAATTATAAATGATGAAGATATGCAGATTAGAAATGCAATGGAAGAATGGTCTAATACGATCAATGGTTTCCAAACAAATCTAAGAAAATTTGGTGCATCATCTCCAGCTTTATATAAGTCCACAGCTCAAGTAACTCAATTTAGTAAAACAGGTACTCCAGTAAGAGTATATAACTTTGTAGGTATCTTCCCAACAGAAGTTTCAGCTATTGAAATGGATTGGGGAACAGATGCTGTTTCAGAGTTCACTGTTACATTTACTTACGATTATTGGGAAGTTTCTGGAGGTATTACCGGCAATGCTGGTGGTCTCTAGTTCTAATTAATTGAAAAAAGTATTGGACTCATAAATAGTTTTGTAGTACAATACTAATAT